ACCCGGTATGCGGTGATGTCCAGGCCTTGGGTGCCCCGCGCAGCAACGCCTGAAGGCTCCGGCTTGCCACCCCTTCCCGGTGAAATGACAATCCAATCCATCATTGCAGGGCTGACGCGCAAGCGCAAGGCTTCTGATTCTTAAAAGGACCCGTATGAACGACACTGCAGAAGAAACCGCAGAAGGCGAAACCTCAGCCCCGAAAAAGGACTCTGAGCAGGTTTCTTCTTGGCTCAAAGAACTCAGCCACGCGGAAAAGCGGGAAAAGGCCTGGCGCAAGGAGGCTCTGACAATCGTCAAGCTCTACGAAGGCGAGCAGTCGACGCAAAGCCCCTATAACATCCTGTACAGCAACACCGAGACCCTGTCCCCGGCGCTGTACAACACCATCCCCAGGCCAGTGGTCCGCACCCGCTTCAAAACGGACGATGCCTTAGGCCAGCTTGCGGCTCGGGTCGGTCAGCGTTTGCTGGAGTTCTTGCTCGACACCGGCAATCCTGACGACACCCCCTTCGATTCCATCCTCAAAGGTTGTGTGCTGGAGGCGCTTGTCCCCGGCAGGGGCGTCAGTCGCTTCGGCTATGAGGCTGAGATCGAAGAGCCGGGGGGTGAAGAGGAAGAATTCTACGACGAGGTGCCTCCAGAGGCTATGCCGCAGGTCACTGAAGAAGAAATCTGTGCAACGGCCGTTTCCTGGGACGCTTTCCTCCACGGCTACGCCAAGCGCTGGCAGGATGTTCCGTGGTGCGCCTACCAGCACGCAATGACCCGCGAAGAGTTAGTGGAGAACTTCGGGGACATCGGTAAGCGGGTGACAGTAACCGCTTCGGATGAAGATTCCTCGGGCGAAAAGTCCACCGTGGAAACTGTTCGGGCTTCCGATGCCGATGGCGCGAAGCTGGCCACGGTCTGGGAAATCTGGGACAAGACCTCCCGGACAGTGATCTTCATCGCCACAAGCTACAAAGACGCTCCGCTTAAGGTCGTTGAAGACCCGCTCCAGCTCCAAGGCTTTTTCCCAAGCCCCGAGCCGATGCGGTTTTTCGCAACCCTGCGCGGCATGACACCGGTCCCGCTGTACAAGCTCTATCAGGAGCAGGCGGAGGAACTCAACATCGTCACGAAGCGGATCAAGACCCTTGTGAAGGCTCTTAAGGTCCGCGGGTTTTACGACGCTGGCATCGCGGACCTCGCAAAGCTCCTGGAATCCGACGACAACACGATGTTGCCGGCTGAAAACATGGCCTCGCTGTTCGGCCAAGGTCAGTCCGCCTCGAACGCCGTGTGGATCTTGCCGCTTAACGAGCTGATCAATGCGCTGCAACAACTCTACACCCAGCGAACGCAAATCAAGTCGATTATTTTTGAGTTGACTGGCATCGCCGACATCATGCGCGGTAGCAGCCAGGCTTCGGAAACACTCGGTGCGCAGGAAATTAAAAACCAGTGGGGAACCCTGCGGCTCAAACGGATGCAAAAGGAAGTTTCCCGCTATTGCCGGGATTCCCTGCGGATCATGCTGGAATTGGCCGTCACGAAGATGTCGGAAGAAACAATTCGCAAGATGACGGGGCTGAAGTTTCCGACAACCGAGGAAAAGGCTCAGGCGCAGATGGCTGTGCAGCAGGCGCAAATGACTGGTCAGCCGCCTGACCCTGAGCAAGCGAAGCTTGTGGGCGCCCCGACTTGGACTGAAATCCTGGCACTGCTGAAGGACGACATCCAGCGAAATTTCCGCATCGACATCGAAACCAACTCCACTGTCGACGCTGAGGCCACTGAGGACAAAAAGGACATCACGGAACTCTTGGCGGCTATGAGCCAGTTTCTGCTGGGCGTCGGTCCGATGGTCAAGGACGGGACATTGCCCTTCGAGGCCGCAAAGGCTATCCTGGTTACGATTACTCGCCGCTTCCGCATGGGGGATGATGTCGAGGACTCGCTGAAAGCGATGCAGGCACCCAAGCCCCAGGAAGACCCCAATGCTGGCAAAGCCCAGGCCGATGCCGCCAGGCTCCAGGCCCAGGGCGCTGCCGACAAGGCCAAACACGACCTTGAAATGGCTGCGTTGCAGGCCGATATGCAGGCAAAAGAGCGCCTTGCGACTATCGCGGAGCGCACTGCCAACCTGGAAGCCCAGCTCAAGGAAAAGGAATTCGCTATGCGGATGGCTGAAATCGACCGCAAAGGCCAACTTTCTCTTCAGCAGCATCAAATGGCGATGCAAACTGCTTCCCTTCCCCCCAAGCCCGCAGCTCAACCAAAGGCCCGATAATGCCAATCTACACTCGCCGGTGTACTGAGTGCCAACACACCTACACCACCTTCCATACAATCATTACTCGCAACACGCCAGTCCCTTGCCCGAAGTGCCTTGGGAACACTGAGCGCATCATCGAAGCCCCCGCAGTCCACGGCGACTATGCGGGCTACACTTGCCCAATCACCAACACCTGGATTGAGGGGCGAGCCGCGCACGAAGCCAACCTTGCGAAACACGGGTGTCGGGTGTATGAGGCTGGGGAAACCCGTGAAGCCCAGCGCCGCAAAGCGTCTGAAGACGAGGCCTTTTTGGAAAGCGTGGCTGAAAGCGCTGCGCGTAGCGTGATGCAAATGCCTGATGAAAAGCGAGTGGCTCTCGCAAAAGAGCTTGATGCTGGTGCTGATGTGCAGTATACCCGAACCGTAACTTAGAGGAACTTAAAATGGATGAAGAAATTGTAGACCACAGCGCGGCACTCGCTAGCATTTCCGAGGGGCTCGGCTTCAACGCCGATACCAACGAGGATGCAGCGGCTCTGGGGGGTCCCGGGGACGACAAGTCCGAGGCTGTGGTCACCTCTAAGGAAGCCCCGGCCACAACCACTGCTCCGGCGAAACCAGCTGGAACTGCTCCAGCAGCTAATGTAACTGCAGCTCCTGCAGCACCTTCGGCGCCTGTTGCCCCCAAGACTTGGCGGCCTGAGGCTGCCGCGGCCTTCGCTACCCTCCCGCCCAACATCCAAGCTGAAATCCACAAGCGCGAGGAAGACATGTTCCGGGGCTTGGAGCAATATCGCTCTGCAGCTCAGTTCGGCCAGTCTCTGCACAAGTCCCTCGAACCCTACCTCCCGACCTTGCAGCAATACCGCATCGACCCAGCGGTGCAGGTCGCGGGCCTGATGAAATCTCACCACACACTGGCTCTAGGCACCCCGCAGGAAAAGGTCGCCTTGATGACCACCTTGTTCCGGGACTACGGAATTGACCTGCAGAGTGTTGCGACTGCCCTCGACCCTGGCAATGCCCCTTACATCGACCCAGCAGTTCGGGACTTGACCCAAACCGTCCAGACTCTACAATCCCAAATAGCGAAGCAAACGCAAGAACGCCTGGCGGAGCATCAAACAAAGTTGCGCTCTCAGGTCGATGCATTTGCTACCAACCCTGCAAACGCTTACTTCAATGAAGTCGCTAATGACATGGCGGTTCTTATTGACAAGGGTGTTTGCAGCACAATGGAAGAAGCCTACGAAAAGGCGATCTGGGCAAATCCGGTGACTCGGGCAAAAGAGGCAGCACGTCTCGCCGCCGAGCAAGCTGAAACCACCCGGAAAGCTGCCGCGGAGAGGACCTCCGCAGTGAGGCGTTCCCTTGGCGCTAACGTCAGAACGATACCGAAAAGTGGTAGCGCGACCGCACCAGTTGGAAGCATCGACGACACCTTGCGAGATACGATGGCTGCCATCAAAGCTCGTGGTTGACTTGATTTTTTAACTTATAGGAGTGCTTAAATGCCGTCCCCAAATGCTACCTTCACGGAACTGGTCTCGACCACCTTCCGTAACCACTCGAAAGAGATCAAAGACAACATGTCCAAGAACAATGCGCTGCTGAAGCGCATCATGGACAAGGGCATGAAACGCACCGAAGACGGTGGCCTGTCGATTGTCGCTCCGCTGGAATACAGCTCCAACGGCACCTACCAACGCTATAGCGGTTACGACACCCTGAACATCACCGCCAGCGATGTCATTACCGCGGCTGAGTTCCAGTGGCGCCAGATCGCTCTGAACGTGGTTGCCAGCGGCCTGGAACTCCGCACCAACAGCGGCGAAAACCGCATCATCAACCTGGTGAAGTCTCGCGTCAAGAACGCCATCCGCACCTTCAAGAACAACTTCAGTTCTGACGTGTACAGCGATGGCACATTGCCGAATCAGATCGGTGGCCTGCAAGCCCTCGTGGCTGATACCGGTACAGGCACCGTTGGCGGCATTGATTCTTCGACCTGGGCCTTTTGGCAGAACAAGGTGCAGTCCGCTGCAGCTCCCCTTCAGGGCGGCGCCGGCATCACGCCTTCGGCAACCGCCGGTATCATGGAATCCCTGATGCTGCCCCTGTGGCTCGCTCAGACCCGCGGTGATGACCAGCCTGACCTGATCGTGGCCGACACGAACTACTTCACGTTTTATGAGAACGGGCAAGTCAGTATCAAGCGCTACACTTCCAGCGACAGTGCCAAGGGCGGCTTCCAGTCATTGAAGTACAAAACCGCTGACGTGATCTACGACGGCGGCTCTGGTATCCCCTCGAACCACATGTACTTCCTGAACTCGGACTACATCGAGCTGGTTGTGCACACTGACGCCGATCTGGTGGTGATGGACGAAATGAAGCCCTACAATCAGGACGCTGCCGTGATCCCTGTGATCTGGATGGGCAACCTGACCTGTACCAACCGTTCGCTGCAAGGCGTTCTGAAGGCCTAATACAGCCGGGATTACTCTCGGGTAATCCTAGCCGTTTAACCTCATTCTTCACTGGAGAAAATCATGTTTGCACCTCAGTACCCTGTTATCGGCCTGTCTCAGGCCCTCCCGCTTGGCGGCGGCGTCGCAGACGCTACCCCGGCGCTGCCCCCGGGCACCATCATTGCGGCTGTGGACCCCTGGTGGGGCGCAGGCGAGTTCTTGTATGCTCGTGCAAGCGGCGCCATTCGCCAAAAAGGCCTGTGTCATCTGGTTCCGGTGTTTGATTCCACGCTGAACAGCTACCGCTTTGATGCCGTGGAAGCAGCCTCGACAACCCTGATGGGGCGGCCCCTGGCAGTAGCCATGCTTGCCTTGGCGGATACCAAGTACGGCTGGTTCCAGATCTCGGGTATCACCCCGGTGAACTGCAACGCATCCGTCGCGGCTGACACGACCTTCGCCATTGCCGCTACCGGCCAGGGCGGCGCACTCGCAGCCGGCAAGCAGGTCCTCAACGCCCGGATCATTGCGGCAGCCGCTGCGACCGTGGCCAAGACGAACTGCGCCGCGCCTTCCGGCGCGCTGTACATCGACGTTCCGAACAGTGACGGCTGGTTCCCCGGCGTGTACCTGTCCGGCACCGGTGTGGGCGCCTCCGCCAAGGTTGTGAGCATCGACCCGAGTGGCCGCCGCGTGACTGTAGACGTTGCCTCCAGCGCCGCAATTGCAGGGACCGTGACCGCGACTTACAACAACGCCACGATCTTCTATAACGTAGCCCACATCAACCGTCCGTTCGCCCAAGGCGCGATTACCTAATCGCCCTTGCAACCCCCGCCCTAGGACGACCCTCCTAGGGCATTTTCACTGAAGGAGCCGTTATGCAGCCGAGTCAACAAGAAGCCCGCCCCCCCTATGTCACCTTTGCTGTCAAGGCCGAGGAAGACCGCGGGGAGTCCATCGCCCAGGGCCGTGCCATCATGCACGATGTCCACTACGCCTTCATCACTCCCCACGGATCCAAGGATCGCGTTGAGCGCAAGGTATCGGAGTGGTTCGCGGTGCTGGAGCAAGGCGTCAGCGAGGAGCGGATGCCCCAAGCCTGGCTCACTGCATACAGGGCTGCTTATGAAGCTTGGAAAACCGGGCAAAGTATCCCACTGGAAGGGACGAGCGTCAAGAACTGGCCGCTCCTCACCCCTGCTCAGATCGAAAACCTTATCCAGCAAAAGGTCCTGACGGTCGAAGACCTCGCCGCCGCGAACGAAGAGCTGATCATGCGCCTCGGGATGGGCGGCCGCGCACTGAAAGAAAAGGCCAAGGCCTGGCTGGACACCGCCGGTAGCGGGGGCGCCAAGGTCGCGGAACGCGTGGTGCAGCTCGAAGCCGCAAATCGTGAACTCGCTGAAACCAACAAGAACCTGAAGGAAGCGGTCGATATGCTCCGGAAGGACTTGAAGGCCCTCAAACAAGCTGAACCCCAACCCGCCTAAAGGAGCCTAAATGGCCGCAATGACTCTTATTCAACTCGTTGCGGCCTTTACCGCAGAGCGGGGGCTTGCTGTTCCCGCCACGGCCGCCAGCAACGCCGACCGGCAGATCACTCAGATCGTCGGGCTTTTGAATGCTTTCAACCGCGACATGCTCACGCGGAAGGCCTTTCAGCAAAACACCACTGAGGCGACCTTTGTCACAACCGCGACGGAGGATCAAGGCTCCATCGATACCATCGCACCAAGCGGTTTCGAAGGAATCATGCTGGACACGGTGTTCAACCGCACCATGCGACTGCCAATGGCGGGCGGCGTTACGCCTGCAGAGTGGCAGACCCGCAAGGCTCTCAACTTCACAGGCCCGCTGTACCAGTTCCGCATCCGCAACAACCGCTTGTTGATGATCCCGACGCCGACGGCTGGCCAGACCATCGCGTTTGAGTACCTCAGCTCCTTTTTCGTGAGTGATGCTGGTGGCACTCTGAAAAAGTTCTGGACCCTGGACTCGGACTACTCCATTCTGGGCGACGAACTCCCGCAAGCCTATCTCGCCTGGGCATGGCCGAAGACCAAGGGGTTTGAGTACGCTGAAGATTTCATGGCCTATGAGCGACTCGTGGCTGCCAAACTCGGACGTAGCAATGCGCCGAAGCCGGCAAGCCTGTCCGGGGATTCAACCAGCTTGCGCCCTGGAATCGTGGTGTCACCGGGGAGCTGGCCACTATGATCCGCCGTCCTCAAAAGACTAAAATTTCCAATAAGGGGCCAGAAGCCCGGACCCGGAACCTCCCGGCGCCTGTTGGTGGCTGGAACACCCGTGACTCCCAAGCCCGGATGCGGCCCGAGTTCGCCCTTTACCTGGAAAACCTCTTCCCGACCGCCAAAACAGTCGACATGCGGAAAGGCTCCGTGGTTCACGCGACTGGCCTACCCTTGACTGGCAAGCATTTGATGGCCTGGGTCGGGCCGACCAGCACCAAGGTCTTCGCCTGCACCGATGGCGGCATCTACGATGTCACAGCAGCCGGAGCCGTTGGCGCCTCTGTCAGTACCCTCACCGACGGTCGCTGCATCCACATCAACTTCAACGCCACTGGTGGGTCCTTTCTGGTGGTGGTGAACGGCGTGGACCAGCTCCGCTACTACAATGGCTCGACCTGGACCCTGGTCCCGACCTTTACAATCGGCGCAGGCCCTTCCACCCTTGCCTCGACCGACATCAGTTACATCAATAGCTTCAAGCGTGCACTGTTTTTCATTAAAAAGCAGTCGATGTCCTTCTACTACCTGCCAGTTGACCAGATCACCGGTTCCGTGTCGGTGTTCCCCTTGGGGGCCATTTTCAGTAAGGGCGGGTACCTGGTGGCGATGGCGAATTGGACCTTTGACGGTGGCGTTGGTCTGGACGACTATACTGTATTCGCCTCCAGCCAGGGACAACTCGCTGTCTACAAAGGCACCGACCCGAGTTCCAGCACCACTTGGGCACTCCAGGGGGTCTACGACCTCGGGTCCCCGCTTGGCGCGCGCTGTTTCACCAAGTACGGCGGGGACCTTTTGTTCTTGTCCACGACCGGCCTCTGGTCCATGAGCAAGGCCCTTGTGATGAGTCAGGACAAGGACTCCGGAACGGTCAGTAGCGTCATCAATGAGGCTTTCAGCTCTGCGGCCTCCTCCTACGGCTCGCAGTTCGGCTGGCAGATCGCCGTGTGCCCAACGGACAACCTTTTGGTTGTAAACGTCCCCATCACCCAGTTTGTGGCAAGCCACCAGTACGTCATGAACATCAATACCAAGGCCTGGACGAAGTTCACCAACTGGAATGCCAGCTCCTTTGAACTCGTAACAGACCAACTCTACATGACTGTTGGAACGACTGTTGTCAGGTGCTGGGAAGGCGGGCTCGACAGCGGAAACTCCATCACGGCCTACGCCAAGTGTGCGCCACAGTACCTCGCACCGGCTTCTTCCCTGAAGCAAATCCAGCTCGTCAAGCTCACCATGACTGTCGAAGGCGTCTACGCCATGAACGCGGATGTTGACATGGACTTCCGCGACGATACTGACTACCAGTCCCCGGTCTTTTCCGGCATCGCTCTCAGTTATTGGAACACTGGAACCTACGGCGACGCCGAATGGGGTGCCCTGCCCGACGTAACTCGCGATTGGTTTACAGTAACCTCTGGCGAAGGCTACGCCGCAGCACCTCGCTTGCGTATCATTAGCAGGGATGCTACCATTCAATGGTCTGCAATCGACTATGCCTATGTGGCTGGTGCTATTCAAGGATAACCGTGAAACAGATTCTTCTAGGGGCCGATGACCGCGTAGGGACCTGGGTGTTAGAGCAGCTTGGCGCTGTTTGGACACCGGGGCGTGGTGTTGGCTTTGGGCTTCTGGAAGACGAAAAGTTGATTGCAGGTGTTTTGTTTGATTCATGGAATGGGGCAAGTGTTAACATGCACGTCGCCGCAGTCCCTGGAAAGCGTTGGATGACCAAAAGCTTTCTTGCGATTGTGTTCGACTACGCGTTTAACCAGCTCCGGGTAAAGAAGATCATCGGACTTGTCGGCGCGGATAACCTCCCCGCGCAACAGTTCGACCTTCACATCGGATTCTCGCTTGAGGCGACCCTCAGCAACGCGCACCCCTCTGGGGATTTGCTGCTCTATACAATGGAGCGGAGCCAGTGTAAATGGCTCAAGTTAGCTGAAAAGGAACCTTGGCATGGGAAAACCATCCGCACCCCCAGCACCTGACTATGCGGCGGCAGCGACCGCTCAAGGTACTGCGAATCTAGAAACTGCAGTCGCAAACAATGCGATGAACCGGGTCAATCAAGTCGGCCCGAACGGCACGATTTCGTACACTGTACGCGATGGTGCTGACCCGATGAACCCACAGGTCGGGGACTACACCCAGACCACAACCCTGGACCCGGCGCAACAAGCCCTTCGGGACAGCTCGAACACCATTCAGCAAAGTTTGCTCAACACAGGGCAAGCGGGGCTGGACCGCGTTACGCAGACAATGAGTACGCCGCTGGACCTCAGCGCAACTCAGCCCTTGGTGGGTGGAGCTGCGCCTGCAACTCATACGCAGCAAATCGGCGCAGCAACCTACCAGGACGCGCCAGACGCCGCAGCATACCAAACTGCGCCAGACCATGCAACGCTGCAAAACGCACCTGCCCATGCGGAGCTGCAAAATGGCCCTGCGACCTCCGCGTTCCAAAACGCACCGGCCTCGGCCTCTTACCAAAACGGCCCTGCGACCTCGAATTTCAGTGCGGGCGCCGCACCTGCTACAGGCTATGTGAATGGTGTTGCAGCCAGCGGCTATGCCGGGCCGACCGCCACAAGCAACTTCGGCAATGCACCAACTGCGGGGGCTCTGACGAACCTGCAAAGCGGAGCAAGTGCCTCATCGCTCAACCCGAACCAGGGAGCAGTCGACACAACCTTCGGGGCTGTTCGAGGTATCAGCGGTGTCAACGATGCCAGCCGCCAACGAGTCGAGCAGGCCCTGATGAGCCGACTACAACCTCAGATGGATCGCGAGGAGCAGCAACTCCGCACCAGGCTTTTAAACTCCGGGATTGAGGTCGGCTCGGATGCTTACAACAACGAATTCAATCGCTTGAGCCAGTCCCATAACGATATGCTGATGCAGTCTGTTATCGCTGGCGGGGCTGAAGAATCACGGCAGGCTAGCCTCGATGCCTTCTTGCAACAGCAGCAATACGCGCAAGCGCAGGGCCGTGGAACCTTCGCGCAAACAGGCCAAACCGCCAACAACGCCTCGAACCTTGCGGCTGCAAATTTCGGTCGGGATTCAATGGCGCAAGATTTTGCTCAGTCCCAAGCCGTGAACAACTCCGCGAACAGCAATGTCCGGGATGCTTACAATATGGCTCTGACAAGCCAGCAGATGAACAACACCAACCAGCAAGCGTTGTTCAACCAGAACCAAACGAACGCGAACCTGCAAAACACTGCGGCTGATGCTCGGCTTCGTGCGGGCCTTGCCAGCGCCGAAATGACCAACGCGAACGCGAACAGCAACTACGCGCAGCGTCAAGAAGCCGTCAATACCGGCAACGCCAATGCAGCTAACTTGTTCAACCAGCAGCAAGCCAATGTCAACACCACGAACGCGAACGCGACTGCAAACTACAACCAGAACCTCACAAGTGCGAACATGGCGAACACGAATGCTGCGAACCTGTTTGCCCAGCAATTGACCAATACAAACTTGGCAAACGCGAACGCGAACACCCAGTACAACCAGGACCTGACAGGGGTTAATACTGCGAACACCAACGCCAATACGAACTACAATCAGGACCTGACGCAAACGCAGATGGCGAATGAGGCCCTGACGGCAAACTTCGGGCAAAACCTTGTGGGCGCGCAGATGGCGAATACGAATGCGACGCTGGCGCAAGGGCAGAATGCCGCGCAGATCACGGCCAACAACGCCGCTGCAGACACCACATTCAACCAAACTCAGGCTTCAAATGCTGCCGACAACAACCTGCACCAACAGCAGGTCGCAGAAGCATTGATGACCCGGAACCTCCCACTGAATGAACTCAATGCGTTGCGCAGCGGGACTCAGATCGCGGCACCAACGGTCAGTAACTATTACACCAATGGTGCGGCACCAGCCCCTGTCATGGATGCGAGCATTGCTCAAGGCAATTATAACAACAACGCCTACATGCAGCAAATGGCGGGCTACAATGGCTTGATGGGTGGACTTGCAACTCTCGGTGGCGCTGCCATCATGGTATAAAGAGGTTATCATGGACCAAACTCAAGACTATACTGACTACGCGCAACAAGCCGAGGCCCTGAAGCGCCGGCAGGCCTTGCTGCAGGCAATGGGCAAGCAAGGGATGGATGCCCCAATTGTTGGCAACACTGGCCTGGGCCAGGCATTGGCTAAGATCGGGACAGCGTACTTTACCCATAAGGGGGAAGAGCGTTCCGCCAAGGCCTTGCAGGAAAACAGCCGGGCTTCCCAATCCGACCTCGCTGCCCAGCTCAAAACCTACATGCAGCAGCAAAGTGGAACACCTGCCACGCCAGATCAGCCGATGGGACCCCCGACTGAAGAAGGGCAATTTAGCATCCAGCCGGGCACTCCTGCGGTTGCCGCCGATCCCAAAGCGGCTGTATTCGCTGCGATGTCATCGCAACACCCTGAAATGAAGGCCATTGGCGCCGCCGGGTTCAAGGAGATGATGCCGCAGGTGAAGGAGATCAACGGACAACTGGTGGGTTATAGCATGGACAAGGCACCCAAGGTGCTCGGAGACTACCGCTCGCCTCAAGCGGTGAACAATCAACTCGTTGCACCTGGTACCATGGGGGACTTCCGCGATAAGTTTGGGAACGTCGGGCCAGTGGCGCAAGGGCCTACAGGACCGATTTATGGCCAGTCCAATACTGGCACCGGGGAGGTCAAATTCGCCCCTGGCGGCACCAACGTCAACGTCAACACTGCTGGCGAAAAGGCCGCGATCGTGGCTGGTGGCGGGCAGGTCCCGAAAGTCTTGGAAGGTGCGCGCAGCACGGTCATCGCAATGGGGAATCAGATCCAGTCCGCGAACCGCATCATGGAGCTGGTCAAAGACCCGCAGATCATCACAGGCTTCGGAGCCGGTGCTCTTGGAGGCCTTGCGGCCATTGGTGCCCAGCTCGGCATCACAGGCCCGGACGCAGTGGCCAAAACTCAGGCCCTCACGGGTGAACTCGCGAAGCAAACCTTGGCGAATGTCAGCCTCCTGCCAGGGGCCATCACCGAGAAGGAGCGCCCGTTTCTGGAAATGGCTGCAGCGGGTAAAGTTGACTGGACGCCAGCTGCCCTTGAACACCTTGCAGGACTCGCTCTGGCCACAGGCCACAACGCCATTATCGACGCCCGTCGCCAGTACGAATCCACTGTGCAAAACTTCCCTGGCGCGCAAGAAGTCTCCTCGCTGTATCCGCTGCCGCCGCTCAACCACACGCTTGGTGGCCGCCCTGAAGATTTCCCGAACACCGACGGCGCGAAGGTTTCCTACACGGGCCGCTTCGGAGGCACCACTAAGCCCCTTCCCGGCGGCGCAGCGACGAACGCGATTCCGCTGGATGAGTACCTGAAGCGGATGCAGAAAGGCGGGCAATAATGCCGATCGTTAAAATGCCTGATGGGGCTCTGGTGGACATGCCAGACAACCCGACGCCGGAACAGCTCCAGGCCCTGGCCGCCATTCCCAATGCGCCAGCGGCTGAACCTTCCTACGG